AGAACCTGAAGTGAAGTGGACGCCCGACCAAATGGTGGAAGTGATTCTCAATGAACCTGATGATTTTCTAAAGGTTCGTGAGACTTTGACCCGTATCGGAGTTGCTTCAAGAAAGGAAAAGAAAATCTATCAGTCTTGCCATATTCTGCACAAGCAAGGTAGATATTATCTCGTTCACTTTAAGGAACTGTTTGCTCTTGATGGTAAACATGCTAACTTGACTGTGAATGATGTTCAGCGTCGTAATCGTATTGCCCAACTTCTTGCAGATTGGGGTTTGATTGAAATTGTAGATCTGACTAAGATTCAAGATATTGCTCCTCTGAACCAGATCAAGGTTCTCGCCTATAAGGACAAGGGAGATTGGATTTTAGAAACTAAATATAATATTGGTGCAAAGAAGAAAAAGGTAGAGGATACCGAATAAAAATAGGACGGGTTTCCTACCCGTCTTTTTTTATGATCTAGTATAATTATATACGGATGCCGTAAGGGTCCACACAAACAAACTCGCTTTTTAAGGAGCTACAATAATGACCAGTATCACAAGATATACTGCTGCTGATCTTCCTGCTCTGATGGAGAGGATTACTCGCAATAGTATTGGAATGGACGAATATTTTGATCGTTTATTTAATCTTCACGAAACTACAACAAATTACCCGCCATATAACCTTGTTCAGGTAAATAATGTTGAGTCGCATTTAGAAATTGCACTTGCAGGATTTAAGAAGGGAGAGGTTAATGTTTTCACAGAATATGGAAAACTTTTTGTCGAAGGACAAAAAACAGATTCCGAATCGGATAGGACGTTTATCCACAAGGGAGTGGCTAGCAGAAGTTTTAAACGAGCGTGGACTTTATCCGACGACACAGAAGTCAGGGAAGTCACATTTGAAGACGGACTTCTACGGATCGTACTTGGGAAAGTAATTCCGGAACATCATACTAGGAAAGACTATCTCTAAATAAAAGAAAAACGCCAGATGAAAACTTTTCAGCAGTTTATGGAAAAGGTAGGTGATTTTGGTAATCCACCTTTACAAACCAAAGAAAATTGTTATGGTAGAACTGTAAAGTATGCTATGGCACCAAAAAAGAAAGTATGTGCTTTAGATACTGATAGTGGTTCTGGTGGTTCTTCTGGTGATTCTGGTGGAGACTAAATACTTTTGAATATCGTCGGCGCTAGGGAGGCAACTGGCAAAAACCAGTTGACGCCTCCCATTTTTCTTGGTATAATGTATGGAGGAAAATCAAAACAATGTCAATTAAGTTAGCATTATTGAAATCTGGTGAAACAGTAATTTCTGACATCAAAGAATTGATTTCTGATGAAAAACTATGTGGATATCTATTTACAAATCCACATAAAGTAGAAACTCGTAAAACAATTTTGTTGGTGGAAGAAAATGAAAATCCACATGGAGACTTAGAGGTATCTTTATCTCCATGGATTATACTTACCAGTGATGATCAAATTCCTGTTCCACGTGATTGGGCTATTGCTATTGTAGAACCCATTCAGACAATTAAAAAAATGTATGAGGAGAAAGTAAATGGACAAGACAATCAAGTGTCTTTTACTGAAAGTTGATAACGTAATTGTAACTGAAATTATTGAAGTTGGTTCTGAACTTGGCGAACCAGATTGTAAACTCATTAATCCATATCTCATTGATACTGAAGGCAATTTAACTCCTTGGCCAAATGTAACTGAACAAAGAGAAATGATGATTCATTCTGATAGTATTTTGACTATTGTGGATCCAAAACCAGAAATTGTTGAAAAGTATCTTGAACTAACTGCATAATGCGATTTTATACAAATGTACAGATGGTCGGGGATCACTTCTTGATTCGTGGTTATGAAGATGGAAAACACTTCATGACACGTGAGAAGTTTAACCCGACTCTTTTTGTCCCTTCAAATAAAAAAACTAAATATCAGACTCTGAATGGAGATTATGTAGAAGCAATCGAACCTGGTTCTGTGCGTGACTGTCGTGAGTTTATTAAGAAGTATGAGGGTGTAGAAAACTTTAAAATATATGGGAACACTGGATATATCTATCAATATATTTCTGAGATGTATCCTGAAGAAGAATTAAAGTTTGATATTAGTAAAATCAAAGTTACTACTCTTGATATTGAAGTTGCATCTGAAAATGGATTCCCTGATGTGGAGTCTGCTGCTGAAGAGGTTCTACTAATTACCATTCAAGATTATTCTTCTAAAAAGATTCGCACTTGGGGTCAAGGTACTTTTAACAATAAGCAAAAGAATGTTGAATATCGTGCATTTTCAAGTGAGTATGATCTTCTTACCGATTTCATCAACTGGTGGATGATTGAAACCAACACGCCAGAAGTTGTGACTGGATGGAATAGTGAGATGTATGATATTCCATATCTTGTTCGTCGTCTAGATCGTGTTCTAGGTGAAAAACTTATGAAACGTATTTCTCCATGGGGACTTGTAACAGAAACTGAAGTTTACATTTCTGGTCGTAAGCATATCTCTTATGATGTTGGTGGAATTACTCAACTTGATTATTTAAATCTTTATAAAAAATTTACTTACACCAATCAAGAATCTTATCGCCTTGATCACATTGCTAATGTAGAACTTGGGCAACAAAAATTAGATCACTCTGAGTTTGATACATTTAAAGATTTTTATACTAAAGGATGGCAGAAGTTTGTAGAATACAACATCGTTGACGTAGAACTTGTTGACCGTTTGGAAGACAAGATGAAACTGATTGAACTTGCGATCACAATGGCTTATGATGCTAAAGCAAACTATGCGGATGTGTTTTCACAAGTACGGATGTGGGATACTATCATCTATAACTATTTGAAGAAGAGGAACATTGTAATTCCTCCAAAAGAACGTTCAGATAAAGATTCTAAGTATGCAGGTGCTTATGTTAAAGAACCGATTCCAGGGAAGTATGATTGGGTTGTCTCTTTTGATCTTAACTCCCTGTATCCTCATCTCATTATGCAGTACAATATTTCACCAGAAACTCTTCTGGAGGAGAGGCATCCGACTGTAACTGTTGATAAGATTCTTAATCAAGAAATTACATTTGAACTGTATAAGGACAAGTCTGTTTGTGCGAATGGTGCAATGTTCCGAAAGGATGTGCGTGGATTTTTGCCCGAATTGATGCAAAAAATTTATGAAGATCGCACCATCTATAAAAAGAAAATGCTCGCTGCAAAGCAAGAGTATGAAAAGAAAAAAACAAAGGAACTTGAAAAGGAGATTGCCAGGTGTAATAACATTCAGATGGCAAGGAAGATTCAACTTAACTCTGCTTATGGTGCTATCGGTAACCAGTATTTTCGATATTACAAATTAGCAAACGCTGAGGCAATCACCTTGTCTGGTCAGGTTTCTATCCGTTGGATTGAGAACAAGATGAATGCTTATCTAAACAAGATTCTTAAAACTGATGGTGTCGATTATGTTATTGCTTCAGATACTGATTCTATCTATCTCAATATGGGTCCTTTGGTTGATCGTGTATACGAAGGAAGAGAGAAAACTACTGAAGGCGTTGTTTCGTTCCTTGATAAGATCTGTAAGGTGGAACTTGAAAAGTATATTGAAGGTTGCTACCAAGAACTGGCCGAGTATGTGAATGCTTATGATCAGAAAATGCAGATGAAGCGTGAGAACATTGCTGAACGTGGAATCTGGACTGCGAAGAAACGCTATATCCTGAATGTCTGGGACAGTGAAGGTGTTCGCTATGAAGAACCTAAACTCAAAATGATGGGTATTGAGGCAGTTAAGTCTTCAACTCCTGCCCCTTGTCGTCAAATGATTAAGGATGGGTTAAAACTTATGATGAGCGGAACTGAGGAGGATGTAATTGACTTTATTGAAAAGTGCCGTAAAGAATTTAAAGCACTCCCTCCAGAACAAATTGCTTTTCCAAGAACTGCTTCAGATGTTCGTAAGTATTCTGCATCATCAACAATTTATGCGCCCAAAACTCCAATTCATATTCGCGGAGCACTTCTTTTTAATCATTATGTAAAGGAGAAAAAACTGACTAATAAATATTCACTTATTAATAATGGTGAGAAAGTTAAGTTTATTTTCTTGAAAAAACCAAATATTATTCAAGAAAATGTAATCTCTTTCATCCAAGATTTTCCCAAAGAACTTGGTCTTGACAAATACATTGACTATGAACTACAATTTGAAAAGAGTTTTGTAGATCCTCTCAAATCTATTCTTGATGCGATTGGGTGGAATGTAGAAAAAACAGTAAACCTTGAATTATTTTTTTCCTGATGGACTTTCTTAAAGATATTGTAAAAGAAATTGGTGGTGAGTATACTCAACTTGCTTCCGATATTGATGAGACTGAAACTTATGTTGACACGGGTTCGTACATTTTTAATGCACTGGTTTCAGGTAGCATATTTGGTGGTGTATCTGGGAATAAGATTACTGCTATTGCTGGAGAGTCTTCTACTGGAAAGACTTTCTTCTCTCTCGCTGTGGTTAAGAATTTTCTCGATACTCACCCCGATGGTTATTGTCTCTACTTTGATACTGAGGCTGCTATCACTAAATCTCTTTTAGAATCTCGTGGAATTGATACTTCTCGTCTTGTCGTGGTTAATGTTGTCACCGTAGAAGAGTTTCGTGGAACGGCACTCAAAGCAGTGGATATGTATATGAAAAAACCAGAAGCAGAACGTAAACCTTGTATTTTTGTGCTAGACTCTTTGGGAATGCTTTCCACGAGTAAGGAGATTAATGATGCTCTGAATGATAAAGAAGTTCGGGACATGACTAAATCTCAACTCATTAAAGGTGCATTCCGTATGCTTACTCTTAAACTTGGACAAGCAAAAATTCCAATGATTGTTACCAACCATACCTATGATGTCATTGGTGCTTACGTTCCTACTAAAGAGATGGGTGGTGGCAGTGGTCTTAAGTATGCTGCTTCTTCTATCATATATCTCAGTAAGAAAAAAGAGAAGGATGGAACAGAAGTGGTCGGAAATATTATCAAGGCAAAGACTGCTAAGTCACGTTTAAGTAAGGAGAATAAAGACGTTGAAGTCCGTTTATTTTATGATGAGCGCGGTCTTGATCGGTATTATGGTCTTCTGGAACTCGGGGAACTCGGTGGACTCTGGAAGAATGTTGCGGGTCGCTATGAGATGGACGGCAAGAAAATTTATGCAAAAGAAATCCTGAGAAATCCTAATCAGTATTTCACCGAAGAAGTGATGCAGAAACTTGATGCAATTGCCAAAGAAGAATTTAGTTATGGTTGAACTTAATGATCTCATTCATCTATATGAAAATGCTTTAGAGTCTGAGATCTGTGACTTTCTAGTTTCTTTATTTGAGCAAGTCTCAGATAAACATGAACGTCATAATAATCAGGGCAAACCAAATTTCACTCAATTCAATTTAACTGAGAATCGAGAACTCACTTCAGAAGTTAATCAAGTTCATAATCACATCATCAAAAAAATATTTGAGTATCGTGATAAGTATTATGAATTTATTGACGATAGGGTTTTTCCACAGGAACATGCTCTTGAACAATTTCGTATAAAGAAGTATAATCCTGATGGAGAAGATCGATTTGATACACATGTTGATGTTGTTGATCATGAGTCTGCAAGAAGATTTTTATCCTTCATGTGGTATTTGAATGATGTAGAATCTGGGGGAGAGACTGTTTTTAGAGACTTATCTATCCAACCTAAAAAAGGAACACTAGTAATGTTCCCACCACTATGGATGTTTCCTCATAAGGGAAATCCACCCTTGAGTGGTTCAAAGTATATTTTGAGTGCCTATTTGCATTATAAGTAATGGAACGAATTGAGACAACTATTCTTAGGAATCTAGTATTTAATGAAGACTACTCACGCAAGGTCATACCTTTCATTCAACCAGATTATTTTGAGCAAAAGACCGAGAAGGTTATTTTTGAAGAGATTGTTCAATTCATTGTTAAGTATGGTTCGGCAATCACCATCGAAGCACTTAATATTGAGGTAGAGAATCGCACTGATTTGACAGAAGATCAAATCAAAGAGATTCGAGATATCAACAAGTCTCTGAATGATTCTCCTGTAGAAAAGCAGTGGTTGCTTGACACTACCGAAAAGTGGTGTCGTGATCGTGCAATCTATTTGGCACTCATGGAGTCTATTCATATTGCTGATGGAAATAATAAAGATAAGAATCGTGATGCCATTCCAAGCATTCTTTCGGATGCTCTTGCAGTAAGTTTTGATAATAATATCGGACACGACTATCTTCAAAACTATGAGGAACGTTATGACTTTTATCATCGTAAAGAAGATAAGATCGAGTTTGATTTGGAATATTTCAACAAA